TTTTTGCAACTCAGGTATTTGGCTGTGCCTGGTTTTGCTTTTGAACATCCGTGTCTTGCACGAAAACTTTTTTTTCTTTTTGTATTTCCTGATTTCCCAGTAACTTTAACACCCTTTTGTCCAAAATGTACTCTTTTATATCCTTTGCCATTTGGATTTTTTACACACTGCATATATTTTTTACCTTTTCTATCACTAGACGCTTTCTTTGTTGGACCTGTACATTTAGCAGCTTCTTCCAATAAAGAAGAAACCAAATTATCAAAATTTTGTGGTATCATATTATTATTATTTACTCTAAGTTTTTATTTTTTTTTTAAATTGGTATTATTGAAAGATAAATATTTCTATAAAATATGGCTACAAAAATCATACAATCACCTAGAAGAATACAATCACCAGGCGTTCAAATCACTGAAATTGACCTAACAAGAAGACCAGCCGGACTAGCACCAAGAAGACCAGCCGCTATGGTTGCTGGCTTCGCTCCTCAAGGTCCAACTGATGAAATTGTTAGAATAACAAGTATGGCTCAATTTAATACTGTTTTTGGTTTACCAGAAACAGCTGCTGAAAGATATTTGTCACACACTGTTGAACAGTTAGCTTCTACTGGATCAGATGTTCTTGTTACAAGACTTCCTTATGGTAAAAATGCTGGAGAAGGGATTCAAAACTATTATAGTGCATTATTTTTCCCTATTATTCCTCACGGAAAAACATATGGTGAAGCCGAGACATATTATGTGCTTCCACCAAAATCTGTTCTTTTAAGTGAAGATGCATATGAAAACCAAATTAAAGATAGAAACATTGCATGGACAAATGGTTTTCAAGTTTCATCAGTAGCAAACAAAACATTTAGTTTAACATGGGATCAAGCAAGTGCTATATTTTTAGATATAGTTAATGATTTGAGTGTTACTGATGTTTCATTTGTAAACAGTTATTTTGGTCCATCGGAGACTGTTTATACTGGACCTGTTGTTTTACCAACACAATTAAATTTATCCAGACCATTGACGTCATTTAATCTTCAGAGATTATTTGAACAAAGAATAAACGACAAAATTGATAGTTTGGCATATGAATCAAACAACGAAACAAATCAATTGAAAAAAGAAGCATTTGGTGTTCCTACTGCTTGGGCTTCTGTGACTACTAATTTATCACTTACAAGCTATGCTGAACAGCTTTCCGCAAAAAGTTCAACCAGAAATAATTTTAATATTCCTATTAATTATACTTTAAATTATTTAACAGATTACGCTGATAACGTTGATAAATTCACAATTAATAGCATAGATGATATTAATAAAGCAGGAATAATAATTGTTAATAGTGATAAAGTAAGAAACAATGATTTATTCGAAGGATTTTATATTGGATTAACAGATAATTCTGATGATACTCCTTATACAGATTTTAATGCAGTTACTTCATTACAGGCTGTTAATTCTATTTCTGCTATTGATGGAATGCCTCTTTCAGATTCAAACAAAGCTATTCAAACATTCTTCACAGTTCCAGAAGAAAGATTAAATTTCACTTTATCAGAACCTTATTCCAGTATTAATTTTCAGAGTGTTTCTGAAAGAATGGCAAGATGGCCCTCATATGATTTCTCACAAGATTCATTTAATGATTGCTTGAAACTGTTTGTATTCAGAATTAATACATCAACAAATTTACAAGATGCTATTACATTAAATACTCCATCAACAGTAGAAGCTTATGTTGGTTCTTTATATTCACAAAGAAAACAGAATAATCCTAATGGTGGTAGACTTGTTAATTTCTTTATCGAAAATAAAGTTGAAAATAATTCAAATTCAAGAATTAGAATGGTAGTAAATCCAAATATTTCTGAATCTGGAACATGGACTGATTCTTTTGCTATGCCAACAAAGAGAGTAATAATCTCTGATGCAGCAAAATCGCTTTGGGCTACTGGTATATATACACCAAGTACTGTAACTAGTCAAAATAAACGAATTGGAAATTTAATGTTAAAATTAGATAGAACATTCCAAATGTATGAATTAACCGAAAATGAGACAAAAAATCTTGATATTGTTTGTGAAGCAGGATTAGGAACAATTCATGCTGGTGTTAAATATCAAGAAAATATTACAGGAAATATAGATCAAGAAACATTTGATGATACAATTCCTGTTGATATTTCTAACTTAAAAATTATTCCAAAAAATTATAGAGAATATCTACAAACACCGGATATTGTCAGAGATTCTTATGTAGATATTGTTAGAAGATTTAGAACTGTTGCTCAACAAAGAAAAAATCACGTCTTTATATCAGATCCTTTAAGATATATCTTTGTAAAAGGAATTAACTCAAAAACTTCAGATAGAAAAGCATTTAATTTTGTTGATGATATTTTTAGACCATTACAAAATTCTTATGCAAGAATTGGAAGATCAACATATATGTCTGTATATGCAAACTGGATGAGAAGGTATGATGCTTCTTCTGATGAATTTGCATGGGTTCCTCCTTCTGGTTTTGTTGGAAGAATTATGCTTAATGCAAAGAAGAGAGCACCTTGGACTGCACCAGCAGGATTTAATTATGGAAGACTTTCTGGCGTTGCTGATTTGGCCGTAAACCCAAATCAAAGACAAAGAGATATTCTTTACAGGTCTGCATACAACCCTGTTGTAAACTTCCCAAGAGAAGGTATGGTTGTTTATGGTCAAAAAACATTTATCAATTATCAAACAGCATTTGATAGATTAAATGTTAGAAATCTGTTCTTACATTTGGAAAAAGAATCAACTAGAATATTGGATAGATTTGTATTTGAACCAAATACAATACCAACAAGAAACAGAGTTATTTTAAGATTAACACCTCTTTTCGAAAGAGCAAAAACACGTCAAGGTATCTATGATTATAGACTAATATGTGATGAAAGAAATAATACACCAGATGTAATTGATAGGAATGAATTAAGATTAGCTGTTTATATACAGCCTGTGAGAACAGCAGAATTCATATTAGCTGACTTCATTGCTACAAGAACTGGCGTAGATCTTGATGATCTTATAGGATAATTTAATATAGAAAGGTAAATATAAATATATGTCAATATTAACACAACAAGGTATTAGAAACTTTCACGAAGTCGCTGGTAGAAAAGATTTTTTTAGACAAAATCTTTTTAGAATTATAAATTTTGGTGGAAATGTCCTAGATCAAGATGAATTAATTTATATAGAATCAGCAACCCTCCCTAGTAAAACAATTAATAATATAGCAGTTCCTTATATGGGATTACAGTTTAATGTTCCTGGTACTGTACAGTATCCAAATAGTAATGCCTGGTCTATTAATATAAGAATGGATGCTGGTTTGGAAATAAGGGAAAAACTAGAAGGCTGGATGACTAATATTTTTGATGATAGAGATAGCACCGGAGATTATAGTATTCCTGATGGAGATGATGGAATTACCACCCTTCTTCTTTTGGATAAAAAAGGAAACACACTAAGAACATATGATTTATTCGGTTGTTATTTAACAAATTTAGGAGAATTTACCTTAAACATAGGTACTGCTGGCGATATAGTAACCGCTCCAGCCACTATTGCTTACCAATATTGGAGAGTAAGAGGAAACTAATATCTGTATTGTTTGATAAATATATCATATGGCGGATGAATTATCTAGTCCCTATGAAAACTACCTAAGAACATTATCTGAATGGCCTACAGCTTTAGGTTCTTCTAATCAATGGTTTTTGTGGTTTGATATAGCCAGTGTAAATGCTCTTAAAAACAAATTAAGTGAAACTCTTTATAAGTTTGAAGGCAATTTTGGTTTAGGGGAAGGTTGGTATGTGAATGACGAAACAATTTCCAAACTTACAGATTATGAGTATCATTTTAAAAAAAATGTGGGTTGTGTTTTCGCAAAACAGGTAAATTTGCCTACTGAATCATTTGAGGCCGGTAATGATGGGTTAAGTTATGGTGGATGGCTTCCTCCAGCAACATCAAATACTAGAACAAAATATAATAAGCTAAGTGTTACGTTTTTAGAAACAAATGCTTCGTTTGTAGATTTTGTTATTAAACCTTGGTTGGTTTTAGCATCATATTATGGAATGATGTCTAGAAGACAAGATAGCGAGAAAAATATTAAATGTACATTTTGTGATGTGCATTTTTTAGCAAGAACAGGATCAAAAAACCCACAAGATTCTAGGAAATCTTATAGATTTCAAAATATCGTTCCTATTAGTATAAACGGAGAACAATATTCATATTTATCAGATGATATGAAGACCACATCAGTTGACTTTGTATATGATCAATACTATGTAAGAGATACGCACTCTTATGCAAATTTAGAAAGAACATATTACAATTCCTGATAAATTATGTCTTATTATATTCATACACTTCAATTTCCATTTACAAATACAGTATTAAATTTTAAAGAATTAACATGTGAGCAATGTCATTCATTAATAAAAATAAATAATATTTTTCCAGCTTCTTCTGAAAATAGATCAGAGTATCATATTCAACTCGTTAATATACTAAAAGATTGTATAAAGGAAAAGGATAATATATACAATCTTAATATTTTAGAATTTTTAATGTTTTGTATAAGATTAAGATCATTGTCTATATCAGCAAATGTTGAACTGGAAGCTGGAAAAAAAAATGATCAAAATGTAAAAATAAATATAAATTTTTATGATTTAATGGCAAATGTTTTTGAATCAACAAATATAATACAAAATTATAAAAATATAAAATTAGATGATATTGAATTGTCATTATGTTGGCCATTATTAAATCATGAGATTTTTTTTCTAAATTCAATAGAAGATGATCAATTCAACAAATTTATTAATTCTATTCCTTTATTTGTTGATAATATTGTTATAAAAAATAAAACTTTTGATTTTAAAAATCTTAATTTTGAACAAAAAAAAGAATTGATAGATTCTTTACCTATTTCTATTCAAAATATTTTACAAACAAATATATTATCTCTTTTAAAAGAATTGTCAGAAATGACTTTGTTTGGTTTAGAAGATTTTAATCAATACAAGTTAGAATTTTATAATGCAACAATACAAGATATTATAAGATTTTTATTTGCTGGAAGTGAAGACTCGGAAATAGCAGAGGTTTGTTTTCTTAAAAAGTTTAATTTTGATATGAATGAAATATATAATATGACACCTCGACAAAAAAATAATTACATAAATTATCTTATACAATCAGCAAAAGAACAATCTACTTGATTTTCAAGTTTTTTTATTAATTAAATAATAAAATGAGCGATAATACAAATATTTCATTCAACGAATTACTAAATGAATTAACATCTTTAACTAATACATTTGTAATAGATGTAAAAATACCTTCTTTGAATCAAAATGTACAATTTAAAGAACTTAATACAAGACAACAAAAAAAATTACTAGAAACAGTAACAGATACTTCTGTTTATAAAACTGAATTTTCAAGAGTTTTTTTAGATATTATAAAAGAAAATTTAATAACAGAAAATATTAATGCAGATAATTTTACTATATATGATAAAATTGCTATTGGTCTTTTTTTAAGGTCAAAAATATCAAAAAGTTTAAATGTTATTTTTAATGAAAATCCTGTATATACGGAAAATATAGATATTTCACCTATTATAGAAAAAATTAAAACATATAATCATCCTGTATCTGAAAGTTTTAATATAGTTAAAAATGATTCTATTCTAAATGTTGAATTAACTGTTCCTAGTATGTCTTTGGAAGCAAAATACGAATCAGAAATCACTAAAACAACCAAAAAAATGGAAAATATCAAGAATATCAACGAAATGGGAACTGTTTTGTCTGATGTCTTTATTGGTGAAGTATCAAAATTTATTAGTAAAATTACTTTTAATTCACAAGAAATTGATTTTAAAAACTTTACAATTAATCAAAGAATTAAAATTTGCGAGGTTTTAACAGCAGATTTAACACAAAACATATTAGAAAAGATATCTGATTGGAAAAAAACATTAGATAATATCTTAGAAGTTCCATCTAAAGAAGGAAATTACAAGAAAACAATAACATTAGACAACTTATTGTTCTTAATGTAATTGTTTAATTTTAATATTTAGCCATAAATAGTATTATGGCAACAGATGTAGCAGGAGTAGTTTCTGAAATTCAAAAGGTTTTTGGTGATAATTTAAAAAATCCATCAACCATTCTTAACTCATTTTTTGATTTTTTAACAAAAAATGATCCAGAAGTTTTATCTATTCAAAAGGAATTTAAAAGAAAATATTTGATACCATTATTAAAATCTTGGGAAAAATTAAGCAAAGATATTGATAAAAATGCATTAAAAACCTCAGATGTTTTTAATAAAATTGATAAATTTTTCTCTGCTTTTGAAGAAGAAACAAAAAATATTGTTAACAACAACAACAAAAAGTTTAATAATACTATAGAAGAAATTAAAAATGTTTATTCTAATCAAAATAAATCTGAAAATATTCGACAAAATCCAATTACTCAAAACAATAATGACCAGTTAAGCTATCAAAATGTTTTAAGTGAATCTGATTCTCCCACAGAAGAGAAATTAATAGAGAAAAAAACACCAGAAACTATTATTTCTTTCAGTTTACCAACTATAAGTTTGATAGAAAAATGGATAAACAAATTATCAAATGATAATGCAGAGAATTTAAAAAAATTAAACATTGGACAAACAAAACAAGGCAGTTTTTTAGATAATATACTAGATTTGGCCAAGTCTTTGCCTCTTATGTTCGCTGCTATTGGTGGCGCATCTGCACTTGCTGGTATGTTTTGGCCTGAAATTAAGAAATATATAGGTGAAAAATTCGGTGATAAAGCAGCAGAAGTATTTGACCAATTTCAAGGTACTATAAATGCATTAGGAAAATTTTTATCAGTCGGTGGTCTTCAAGTAACCGTAGGGAAAACCTTTCAAACGTTGGGGTCTTTGCTTGGTAAAGTTGCTGATGATTTTGCTAGTGGTGCTATAAAAATATTTGGTGGTATATTTGATAATCTTTTGGGTATAGGTGCTAGTGCCGCTGATAACGCAGTAGGAAGCACTATAGGAAAGGGTTTAGGGAATGCATTAAAAACCGGAGGATCTCTTTTATTTAAGGGATTATCAAAAACAGCATTGAAAGCAATTCCCTTAATTGGTTCTATTATTAGTTTTTCAGATGCATGGGGTCGTTTCAAGGAGGGTGAATATGCTCAGGGTATTATTGATATTGGTGCAGGATTGGCTGCTTTTGTTCCAGGTATAGGAACGGGGCTTTCCATAGGTCTTAGTGTTATGAATGCTATTATAGACTTTAAAAGTCCTGAAGAAAAAAAAGAATTAATACAGAAAACATTAAATGTGGCGGGAATGTTAACAAAAGCTGTTGGTGTTTATGCTAAATTAATGGGTGGACCGGTTTTAAAACGAATTCCATTTATAGGATCTTTATTTAATTTTTCTAATGCATGGGAAAAATATCAACAAAATAATATTTTAGGTGGTACATTGGATCTTGCTTCTGGTATTGCTGCTTTTGTACCTGGTGTTGGATTACCTATATCCATAGGTTTAGATATTTTAAGTTCTATTATTGGAACACAAGAAGCAAAAGAAAGTGGAGTTCAACAGACCGGATTTGATTTTGCTAAAATGGCACTCAAAGCCTTAAAATTTACTACAAAACTTGGTAAACCATTCTTTAAAAGATTACCTTTACTTGGAAGTTTATTAAGTTTTGCCGATGCATGGGATAATTTTAATAATGGTAATATAATGTCAGGTTCTTTAGATCTTGTTTCTGGTATTGCTAATTTGTTTCCCGGTGTTGGAACTGGGCTTTCTATAGGTGTGGATTTGTTAAACACTTTAATGTCTACAAAAACAGAATCAGGAAAAACAAGATTTGAAGCTGTTGGTGATTGGTTCTCTAAAGTTTGGGAATGGGTTAAAGAAACACCTGTTATGAAAGCTTTTTTTGATTTATATGATGGTATAGAAGCTGTTTTTATGGGTGATATGCCTAGAGCATTTAAAACATTATCAAATATTCCTTTAATTGGTGGAATGTTTGAATCAATAGGAAAAGCATTAAATTTAGATACAAAAAATGTTCCAACATTAGACGCATCTAAATCATTTAAGACTCCTAACACACAAAAAATAATAGAAAATCTTCCAACAAAATATAATAAGGAAGAAGAAGACAAATTAATAGAACAAGATAAAGATATTATGTCTAGGAGAAAAAAAATAGAAGCTGATAAGGCTTCTGTTGAACAACTACCAGTTAGAGATAGGTCAGAAGCAAGTTCAAAAAATAAAAAAATAGAAGAACTAAATAAAAGTTTAGAAGATCTTGATAAAGAAAGACATGATTTACAACTTCAAATCGATAGACAAAAAGAATTAAGAGAAGGAAAACCAATTCAAAATTCAACTGGTGATGATACATCAGAGAAAGATATTTTATCAACTGGTGATGATACATCAGAGAAAGATATTTTAAAATCAAAATTACAAGAGAAGGTAGCAGAACTTTCAGAAATACAAAATCAAAGATCAAGAGATCCAAAAAGATTAGAAAAAATAACATCTTTAAAAAAGGAGATAGAACAATTAACAAACTCTGTTCATGCGAATGATTTTGATGAAAATAATATGTTTAATTTACCAATAAAACAAAAAGACTTTTCTTATCAACCAAGTCCCTCTCCTAATTTTGATTCTGGTAAATTTGTTTTTCTTCCAAAAGACGATAAAATAACATCTTTTAATGAAAAGGGACCAATAAATGATACATTTAATAAACTTAATAAAAATATAGAAAAATTAACAGAAAAAATGTTAGGTGTTACAAATGAAATATCTGCATTGGCACTAAAACAACAAAACATGAGTAACAACAACCAATCACCTACAATTATAAATAATAACAATACGTCTCAATCAACAAACAAATTGGATATGTCTTCTACCAGAGATCAAAACATGTTGGCAAGGTATGATTACATTAGAAACAATTCATATAATAGAACTTCATATACATGAAAAAAATAGAATTAAAAACTATATCATATTTAAAAGATAGTGAACTTTTTTCTGTTGATGATGATACTGTAAGTACTTCGGAGACTGATAAGGTTTCAGTATCTAGTATATTAAAAAGAACAAGACTTTTCCCTAAAAAAGCAATAGATATTGTAAATGATTTTGATTGGAAAAACAGAGGTTTGGATACCTCAGAAGTTCCTACTATTACTTTAGAAGAAAGAACCTTGTCTATGTCTGGAGTTGCTAAAACTCTTGAAAACATATATGACACCGCTAGTAGAATTATAAATACTGGTAATTTTAAAGAAGCATTATCTGATCCATATGGTGTAATGTATCAAGTTGAAGATTCATCCAATGGAAAAAATTTTTTATATCATTTACCTTGGTTATTGGGTTCTGGTGGAACTATAAGAGCTATTAGAAATACTTGGAATGATATGAATGGAAATAGCGCAACTAGTTCATCCAATAGTGGCAATCCTAGTTCTTCTGAAAAACTTATTGGTCTTGCTGCTGGTTTGGTTGCTGGTTCAGTATCTCCAGGTTGGGGAATGGAACCAATTTATACATTTTCAAAAACAGAACAATACTCTATAACAATAAAATTTCCTTTATATAACACGGTTGATGTTTCTTCTACCAGAAGAAATTTTGATTTTGTAAATCTAATAACATTTCAAAATTTAAAAAACAGAACATCTATGGTTACATATGTTCCTCCTTCTGTTTATACTGTAACATGTAAAGATACTGTTGGTGGGTTTTATATGCCTATTGCGGTTGTTGAAGATCTTAAAATAGAAAGTATAGGAACTGTTAGAAAAACAGATGAAATAGTTTTAGGACAAAATTTGCTAATACCCGAAGCATATTCTGTTACAATAACACTTAGAGAACTAATATCACAATCTACAAACATTTTTGAACAAGTTATGGGTGGTAATAAAGTTGAAGTAATAAGTAGAGATGAATCCGCTTTAAGATCAGTTGTAAATAGAGTAACAACACCAATAGTAGATACTGGTAAGTTTTAATATAAAAAAAAATTATGAAAAAAACAGATATATTAGAAATATCAGATAGTTCATTTAAGTTTGAAAATTTTTTCAATATATACGAAACTGATAAAGGTTATAGATTTTTTAATTTATTAAAAAATATATCTATATTTCCATCAAATAATAGTGAGGTAGAGGAGGAATATATAACAGATGGAACAGATACTTGGTATTCTATTTCTCATAAAAAATATGGTACATTAAATCTTTGGTGGTTAGTTTGTTTATATAATGAAACAATAAATCCATTCACACCATTAAAATCAAAAACCGTATTGAAAGTATTAAAAGGCGAGTATGTAGGTTTAGTATTAAATGAAATAAAAAAGCAAATACTTTAATATGCCTAAAAAAATAATACCTCCTATAGAAATAACCAATGAAGAGATGGTTGTTGATGGTGATTTTTTTAAAGGAAATGAGAATCTTTTAAGAGGAAATGCTACATTAAAATGGACAAAAGAGATGGAGGAGGATTTAAAGCTTTGTAGAAAAAGTATTCTACATTTTGCTGAAAGTCATTTTTATATTGTTACTCTTGATGAAGGAAAAAGAAAAATAGAATTATATAAATTTCAAAAAAGATTATTAAAGTCTTTTAAAACAAATAGATTTAATGTTGTTTGTGCTAGTAGACAAGTTGGAAAAAGTACTTGTATAACAATGTATGCACTTTGGTTAGTTTGTTTTTTTGATGATAAAAGAATAACAATTGTTGCAAATAAAGCTGATACTGCTGAAGAAATATTTGGAAGAATAAGATTGGCATTTGAAGGATTACCGCTTTATTTAAAACCTTCGGTTAAATCTTGGAGAAAAAATGGATTTAATTTGGCTAATGGATCGGCAATACAGGTTAGTACAACTTCATCTGCTGGTCCTCGTGGTTCTACAAGTAACCTCTTATTAATAGACGAAATGGCTCACTGTCCAAATGAGGTTATGAAAGAACTTTGGAAGTCAGCTATTCCTATTATTTCATCTTCTAAAAATTCTCAAATAATTGTTATTAGTACTCCTAACGGAACTGACAATAAATTTTATGAATTATATAAGGAGGCACAAAAACCAAACAGTGAATGGAATCTAGAAATGGTTCATTGGCAGGATGTTCCTGGTAGAGATGAATCTTGGAAAGTTTCTACTATACAACAACTTGGGTCAGAAGCTGATTTTGAGCAAGAATTTGGTAATCAATTTTTTACAAAAGGAAAAACTATAGTTGATCCAAGACTTTTAGAGGAATTAAAAACAAAATGTAAAGAACCTGTTTTAGTTTTAGATGAAGGTTGTTATAAAATATTTGATTTTCCTAAAGAAAATGATTTTTTTGTTGTAGGTGTGGATGTTGGGGAAGGAATCGGTAGGTCAAATACTGTTGTTCAGATAATGAATGTTTCTGATTTAACATCCATAAAACAAGCTGCTATATATGTTAATAATCAAATAAGTCCATATCATTTTGGAACAAGATTGATGGGTATATTGGATGATTGGGGTAGACCTCCTGTCTTGATCGAAAATAATAATAGCGGTCAACAAGTATTAGATGTTTTAGGTAAGATTCATAACTATGAAAATATAGTTTCATACTATAGTGAAGGTATGAGCAAACAATATAAAAATGAAAATAGATTGGGTATTCATAACCATACAAATACAAAATATAGAGGAACATCAAATTTTAGATATTGGGTTAATTCTTTAAATGCAATTTCCTTTTATGATCTAGATACATTACTAGAAATAAATGATTTTATCCAACATCCAAATTATACATATAGTAAAAGAACAAATGAAGATTTTGATGATAGAGTATTTGCGTTGATTTGGGCAATGTTTATTTTGGAACCATCTGTTGTTGAAAAGTATTTTTATGTTAATAATTTAGATGAGCAAGGAAGACCTTTATTAATAAAACCTTTTGTTAATAATTCAGATTTATTAAAGAAAAGTCCTCTTTTTTCTGGTAAAGGAAGTGTTTATAGAAAAACAGAAAGCAATCATAGACCTATGAATTATATAGGTATGGATGAAGATGGTGGTGTAGATACTAACGAATCATTAGATCTTATGTTTTGGCTTAACAATCTATGGGAAAGGAATCCAAGTATAAATAGTACAGGAGACAATAAAAATAAAGATTCTGATGAATCACAAAATCCTATATGCCTTTTTTAAGAAATGAACCAATCTATTTTAAATAAATCAAGAAATGATAAATTCGCACTTTTGTTTGGATTACCTGTTGGTATAAAACAAAAGATTGATCCTGTTTTAATGAGTGATTTTAATGATAATAAAGTGGAATTAAGTATATTCGGTTTATCTGTTCCTGATGTAATAATTCCACCAATTTCACTAGGGTTTAGTGGTCAAACATATAAAACTAGTTCATTTTCAAGACCAGATTATAGTCCATTGGAAGTAAAATTTTTTATAGATAATGGATATCACAATTATTATATATTGTGGTCATGGTTAAATCAATTTAATGATTCAAAATACTCAGTAAGCGACATTGTTACAACACAAGAAATTCCACATATTGGTGAATCCGATATGAAAAATATGTTCTCAGATTATGTAACTAATTTAAATTTAATTATAATGGACGAATATAATAATAAATTAATGAATATATCTTATGAAGATGCGTTTATAACAAATTTAGGAGGAATAAGCTATTCACATCAAGATGGAGCAGAGATAATTGGGTCTGTTTCCTTTGCTTATAACCAACTTCATATTGAAATGGTTCATAATGTAAATGATTGTAAGGTAGATTGTCATGACAAAATATGATAAAATTAATGGTGAATTGGTTACTTTAAGAAATCAATTATACCAAATAAGAATAACAATGTATAATAACATGGATAAACCTGTTTTTATACCATATAAAGTTGTAATGGGGTTAGTTATAGAAGAAACTATGATTAATTGGTGGACTAAAGGATGGATTATTCTTCAAAATGATTTTGAGGTTTTGGAGAAAGGAGCTAATCTTGATCTGTTTTCGGATCAAGAAAAAAATTCTTCTAAATCACAAAGTTATATTTATAAATTTAGACATGATGGTAGAAATAAAATAAACATAAGAATATCAACGATATCTGATGGTATTAATGATGAAAAACTTTGGACGATGGATTATGATTTTGTTGTTTATGATGTAGAAGACATGGAATCAATAAATTCCATTAAAAAATCAAAGAAATTTTATTTTATTGATGAAAGATATCAAATTTTTTCTGAAAGAAATATTCCGTGGTCAACATCTACTCATGGGGATGCTGCGAAGTCTGGGAGTCCTGTTTGGTCTTTACCCGATAGTCAAAGGAAAATGAATCCATGTGATGCAATAAAATCAATAATAAATACAGCGTCTTGCAACACTTTCACAAATTCCATAAATGAAGGTGAAATAAAGGTAGGTTATGATTATGAATTTGGATCTATAGATAAACCGGACATTCCTTTAAACAGTATAAACAATGATTTGTGGAATAAAGGAAATTCTTCTCCTGATTATAATGTTTTTTATACTTCTCCATCCAATTCAACAGTAATAGATGATCTAGATTTTATGCTAAATCATGCTGTTGGTGACAAAAAAGATCCTATTTTTTTAAAATTCGGTAGATATGATAAAAACTGGGAATTATTATCATTAAAAGATTACTTTAAACAAGCTAAACAATTAGAACAATTGCTTTTAAATGATGGTGTTGCTCCTACATCAACTGCATATGTTGGTAGAGCACCGATACAAAAAGATGATAAAAAAATAATAAATTTTACCTCTCCTAGAGCCTCATTAATAAATAACTATAAATTTTCTCAAATGGCCCCAGTTGATGATTTTAGATTCACAAACAGACCAATACATATGTTTGATTTTTCTACAGGAACATATAATATTCATGCTAAAGATAATAAATTAGAAAGTTTTTATGAAAATCTTAAAGAAATATGCTCCTCTGGTGAACTTTATTCATTCTCCTCTACTGGCGGAAAAGCTCAAGTTTGGATGAATATAAATAAAACCAAAAGAGAAGGAATTTCTGTAGAAAATACACTATTAACACAGGGTTCACCTTTGTTAAATTCTGTCAGAATGACAAAAGACATGTTGTTCTTAAATCAAAGTTTATATTTTCAAAATGAAGGATTAACATTAAGAACTCCTGGTAACTTTATATTTGTGGATAAATTAGATGCAAGTGATAAAAATTTATTTAATGATAAATTTTTAGGACAATGGTTTATAACAAAGGTAATACATTATTTTGACCAGAATATGTATGTTACTGATGTTTATTCAAATAAATTTGATGGAATTCAACCACATTGGGATGTTTTAGATAAAAAGTATTAAGTATTATTAATATGAATTCTGATTTTTTAAAAAGAAGACTAGAAGAAACAAGACAAAGACAACTTCAATCATCAAATAAAAATCTTTCCATGCCTTCTGCTGGTCAAATGGCAAGAAATTTAGGAAGAAGTGTTGTTAACAATGCTGTTAGTGTTGTTCAAGGAAATGATTTTAGATTAACACCAGAAGAAGCAAATAGAAGGCTTTCTATTTGTAAAGGATGTCCTTTTTTCGAGTCTTTATCACAAAGATGTTCTAAATGTGGATGTTTTCTTTCTGTAAAGACATACTTAAAAGCAGAAAAATGTCCTGTTGGTAAGTGGTAAAATCGTTACTCAAGGCTAATTATTAATATAATATGGCTTTATCTAATAATCCAACAGAATCTACTAATAAAAGTACAGTTCCCTCTTCTCCAAATACTGAAAATGGGGAAAAAGATAAAAAAGTAAATAGCGATCCTAAAACAGTAGACGCTATAGCAAATAAAACATCAGATCCTACAAAAGAAAAACAAATTGGTGGTAGTGCTGGTAATGTTTCAATAAACATTGTGGATGTAGGTAAAGCTGCAAGACTTAATTTAAACGATCTTCTTGCTCTTTCAACATATGTTTCTGGTCCTACTAATTTGAATTTGTTAGCAGCATGGGTTTATCTTTTGTATAATGGTTCTGGTGCTGTTAATAAGACGGTTAGTATGGAAAATAATCCAAATATAAACGATCAACCTATTACTATTTCTGGAAATATGTTGATGTATATGTGGACAAAAGGAAATTCTATTGTAAAAGGATATTTTCACAAGGGAATTACAAAAATTTTTAAAAAAACTCCAGCATTTAAAGATAAATTTTTTGAAGATATTGGAGAAGCTGGAACAACAATTCTTGCAAATAGCGAAAGATTGCCAAGTAATCCATTGTCGGGTTCTTCAAAACACACTCCTTCGTTGGTTGAACGAATGTTAAATAAAATTCATCCTAAATTTTCACAAGAATTGGAAAAATATGTAAATGTTTTAAAGGGAAAGGTATATTTGGCACTTCCATCTGGGTTTTTAGGTTCAATTCAATATGCCATAAGCTATATAAATGGAATTGTTACAGCTGTTGCACAACAGATAAATGAAATTTATCAAGGTGCCTTAAAAGCTATAAGGGAATTTATTGCAGCAATTGATTCTATTATGGGAATGATAATGCAAACTCTGTTATCATTGCTTGATAGGATTATTCCTTTAGAAATAATTTGTTTGATTTTAGATATTATATCTTTATTTGCAGGTGATTTAACATTTATAACAAATTTCTTTTCTCATTCTTTAAAAATATCTGATGTTTTGAAAGCATTTAATATAGGTGATCCTGGTATTGCAAATTTTTTGAGTGATCCTGTAAATTCATTAAAGTCTTTTCTTCCAGATGATATTAAAAACATAGTTGATATAGCAGAAAGTGTTGCAAATGACCCTATGGGTTATTTGGGAGACGTTTTAACTGAATATGGGTATTCTTATATGGCAAAATATTTAGAGGGAGATATAATGGGTGGAGTTCTTGATCAGTTTGGATCTCAAGCACCTATTTTATATCCAATATCAGGTATTATGAAAAAATATGGATTTTCTGGAAAAATACAACTAACAGATCCTAATGAACCTTCACCAAATGTTGTTTTACCCGCAATTATTACAGAGACTAGAAAGAATGTTAAAAAAACATTTGATAGTTTGGGTAGATCAACAGAAAAATTAACCAACACAATAGATCAAGGAGTTTATGATGTTGGTCAGGGTGTTTCTGATACCTTTGGTCTTGGTTCTTTAAATCAAAGAACAAATAATCTAGGATTTGGTGATGGAGAAAGAAATCCAAACACATCAGGTTAATTTATTATGAGTTATGTAAAAGATCCAATTTATGGAAATCATCTAGGAATTGTCGTAAACGATGCAAGTTTTGATCCTGAACAAAGAGGAAGAGTTCAGGTATGGATTCCTTATTTATCAAATACATTACATTCTGGTTGGAATGATAAACTTGAAGACAAAACATTTAAACATGTACATGAATCTGGTGCTTTAACTCCTGAATTAGTAGAAGAATTAAAAAATGTTTTGCCTTGGGCAGAATGTGCTGGACCAATTATGGGTGGCGGAACATCTGCAACATATAATCCATCAACGGGGATAACAGATACAAATCCTCATAGGACTTTTGCAGGAAGAACCCAAGATTATGGTGATACATTATTAATACCAACCGATCCTGGTGATGAATTTGATATTAATAGAAATTTAAATCCAGAATTTGCTAATAGATTAAATGGTTTTTATTCTGATTTAAAAAAAGCTGGTTATAATGTTACTATAACATCTGGTACAAGGGCAGACGCTGGTGACAAAACAGGATCTGCACATTATAGTGGAATAGCAGCTGATTTAAAAATTACAGGAAATGGTGCTTATGGAGAAGTTAATATTACTACAATGAATCCAGGTAAGGATAAAGTAGAAAATAAAGACACACAAGCATTTAGAGACTTAGCAGAGAGTCATGGATTATGGCAACCTATGCATCCAGATACAGGAGAAGTAGAAAGCATAAGTGAAAAATGGCACTTTGAACCTGTTGAAACTCGCGGAGGAAATAGAGGATATAATAAATTTGCTAATTTAGAATTAAAAAAAGGATTATCACCAAATGAAGTTACACAAACAGCAGTTGATGCAGCAGAAGTTGCTGGAGCAACAGTAAATACAGCAAAAAACCCAAAATCATCTGATTTTGAACCTACTGACATAAGCACATCTTCATATACACCAATAAAACAAATACAACCAAAATTAACCGCATATAGTCCTAAATTTGGCGGAGATTCTATGGAGGGAGGGTATGAGAGTGCAAAAAAAGGACCAGACGGAAAAAATCAAGTTAGAACATTACAAGATTTTTATGATGGAAGTTCAAAATACATTACATTAGCTGCGGATGATAATATTTCAGGAAAAACATATATAATACCAGAAATAACATGGAAAAATAAAAACGGAGAAACTATAGTTTCAAAAAACGTTCCTGCTGCTGTTCATGATAGAGGTGGTGCTTTTGTGGGGAAAGGAGAATCAAGATTCGATATCCCGTTTGATAGAGATGTAAATGATGGAGGATCATCTCAGCCATATTCTCAAAAAAATTTAGTTTTAAATGAAGTTGATAAAAATACTTTTGAAAAAACATCAGGTCAATCTTATATTTCAAATGATCCAAATTCTCCGATGGTGAATCCTATACCAAATTTTAATTCATCAGTAATTCCTGCTGGTGTTGCTGGAGCGCAACCATCTGGATTTATTTCTACACCAAAAATAGGTGCAAAGGTTTTTGTTTTCTTTTTGGCTGGTGATATTCAAAAACCAATTTATTTTGCTGGTTTGTTGGAGAAGGAATCATATCAAAAAGCTCAATCTGTATCTAGTCCAGAAGTTCAAGTAACAGGTAAAGAAATACATAGAACAAATGAGGTACACGGCCCTGTTAATACAACAAACATGTTTGGAAACATTAACGGAGTTCCTGTGGAGGAACAAATGGCTGCATTTAGTAAACAAGGATCATTGTATCAGGTAGGAGCCATTGTTCACGAAATAGCTGCTGCGGGTAAATCATCTACCTGTTACGGAGATAGTCATAGCCAATCTCTTGGTCATGAAATTAGAAACGTAAAAATGGATTACAAATTATCATCGGAAGATCTTAATTTTAGTGCTGGACTAAATGGGACAGAAAAAGAAATAAATGAAAAAATAAAAGCTCAAGAAGATATTCATAAAATTTCAAAAGAAATTCAAGAAGAAAAAATAAAAGATATTGAAGCTAATGCAAAAAACGGAGAAAAGGTTCCATGTCCTTTGTGTTCTACTTCACACGCTGTTGATAGAGCAAGTGCATTTGCTAAAAAAGTTATTACTTTTTTAAGTAGAATATTAAAAATTCCTTATTTTTCTTATGTAGTTGATGTTGTAAATTTTATAACAAATGTTTTGGTTGTTCCTTTTTGTTCAATCGTGCCTGGTAGTGCATTAGGCAAATGTGGAAACGAAGAATGTGAAAATGGTATGATTCCTTCTCCACAAAAACCAATAGAAGATGCAAATAAAAAGGCAGCAGAAAAATTAGTTTCAAAACAAAAAGAAATAGGTGAATTAGAAAAAAAACTAGGAAGTGGTGGATGTTATTCTGTTACAGCATTAAAAGATGTTGTTATTTCTGCTGGTGGACCAATGAATGATGCGAAATGCTTTGCAAAAACAACAAATATTTCAGAACCAATTGGTGGACAGACAAAGGGAGAAGACGGAAAAGGAAGTACACAGACAATAAGAGCAAGATCTGCAAAGGACTTAAAAACTGTTCCATATATACCTCCCGTAGAATATCCTGGTGGTAATATACTTCTTAAAGGTGGTAATTCTGTAAAAATAATTGCTGGAGCACCTGGTATAGAATTGGATACTATAGGAAAAATTTCATTAAATTGTGGTTCCATAGAAATATTATCATCTGATGGTCAGTTATTATTAGGATCTAAAAATCACACAACATTAAGTGGTAAGGTTGTTACAATATCGGCAAATGATAAAACAAAATCTGGTGGTGTTAATATAAATTCTCCTCATATGATATGTAAAGGATTTACTGCAACAGGTGATGTTGGTATAAAAGGAGGAGCTAGGATTGATGGTGAGTTATCAATTCCCTATTTAAATACAGTTTCTCAAAGGATGCAGTGTGATGATGGTATGTCACCTGATCAACGTATTCCTTTCGCTAATTGGGCAATTGGTTCTTGTCAATCAAATGATACTGCAAATTCAACTAGACTTGTATTAACACACTATCTTATGCCTGGTGCTCTTTTATTGCTTTCTAATATTATAAAATATGTAATGGAATTATATAATACAATTCTTACAAATACAATTATTGAACCAAGTATTACAGGAATTTATTATGGGTTTTGTCTTAATTCAGCTGGACCAGGTACATCGTGGGGATATGTTCAAAATTTCCATCACAATCATACGGAAGATCCTAAACCGCATCACCATGACTATATTATGCCCAAAGGAACCTATTATGATGATATTGCTGGTGTTAATGACTCCGCGGTTGAACCCAATGAGGTTCCTACAAGGGCAAGAAAACATGGATTAGGACCAGAAGGTGGACCAAAATCATTAGCTGGTTGCGGTGGTTTTGGTGGTTGGGGAGGTTCTTCTGGTGGAAGAAAAGCAAAATTAAATTCTTTTGGTTTGGATAATGAGTTAGATAACTTTTATGGTAATGTTATAAATAAAAACAACACCAAAATAACATACAACAAAGACGGATCTGTTAATATAAAATTAAACGAAAATCCTTGTGATTAATCTATGATTTTCGGCCAAAAAGGACCAGAAAGAGCATCAACTAAATCCATATCAAATGATGATCTTAAATCTTTAACATTTTTAATTTGTAATTTTAAATTAAGTTTGGTTGCAACAATATTTCTTGAATCAAAATAATATTTAAAATACTTTATTTGTTTTTTTGATATTTCTTCAACTCGAACTACAAATAATGCAAGCTCTCTTCCATATTTGATTTTTTCCAAATTACCTGTACTGTATGATATTAGTTCTACCTTCCAACCTTTAAGTAAATAATTATTTTTTATAAATTCTGCAAAATCTTCAGAAGATTTATTTACTTTTTCGTTCCAAATGTCGTATGTGAATTTTTTTAAACTTTCTAGTGTTATATCTTCAGTGATATCAGAAACATCAAATCCACCTTGTCCACAAATTTGTTTTACATTATAAACTTCTTTTCCCGAAGGATCACATATTATGTCTTCCTGCAATCTACAACCGTCTTGTAAAATGGAAAGTTTTACTTCAAGAAGCGGCTTATATTTATCTAATGTCTTTTTCATTAGCTCACCTAAACTTAATCTTGGATCTCCAACCTCTGTTATGCTTGTTAACGACTCAATCCAAGGACTTATGTCAAAAGCAGACGGACCTGGTATTAAAACAGGATCAATATCATCTCTTTTGGCTAACTTTATAACTTCACAAAGAAAGGGAGTTATGTTTTCTACTGTAAGATTTTGTGGTTTTGTTAAATTTGGTAATGGTGGAATCTCACATGTATCTGGATTTAATGGTTTACTAGAATTACTCATATATTTAATTATATATTATTCAATTTCACCTTGATGTTGTTGTATAAAAACATTTTTAAGAAATTCCATTATTGCGTCTTTATCTTTCGGTGAAGAAAACCCTTGTAAAATAACTCTCTCACCATCCATAGTATACCCCAAAAGAAGAAAGCTATTTAAATATTCTTCAATAAGACCTTTTAAAATCGTTAAATCTCTAATAACAACAGAATTTTTTCCTTCATTTGATTTTAACCATTTATCCATACTTCTTTTTAATTCAACAGTATTCAGTGCATCGTATATTTTATTTTCAATATCATCGATTGTTGCTGGTGATGATGATAAATTTGGCATTGTTGATTGTATTTGCTTTGGATTTTTAGTCCTTTTTTTATTTGGAGGCATTATTAATTTCCTTTGTATGTTGATGATTTATTATTAATGTTAAATTTAACCAAATATTCAACAACAATTTCTATTGACGATGTTTTAATTCTAAAATTTTCAGGAATATATTGCCCCCCATCATAAATTTCAAAAAATTCTTCTCCCAAATAACTTTTATTATTAAAACAAGTTATGAATATTGATGTATTTGCTGGGTCAACTATTACAGTCCAGCTTCTAGAATCACTTTCTTTATAATCAGTATATAGCTTATCGGCTACATAACCACTATCCCTTAGTCTTTTAAGAAAATAACCTACCGTTGTTATCTTAGTTTTTGCCATATTAATATATAATTATTACAATTATTTCACTTAACAAGTGCTGATGTTATATATTTCACATCAATAAATTCATCTTCTTTAACATTAAATACAAAAACTTTATATTCGTTATTTATTTTTACATTTATATTGCTATTTTTAGTATAAATTAAGTTTTTAAATAATTCTATGCTTATTGGTGTTGGTTGTTTAATTAAATCACCGATATATTTGTCAGATACTTTAAATTCAACACTATCTTTATTGTATTGTGTTAGATCATTTATTTCTGCAAATATAGAACCGTTATTTTCTTTAAAATATATTTTAGAGACATCTGGTGAAAATGAATAAGCAGACATTATTTTATTCTGACACGGTAATGGTATAGAAAATTCTGTGTCAAATTTTAAATTTGATATCTTTTTAAGACTAAATGGTGTTTTTGACATCACACTATCATCAACCAAGTGATATTTAAAGTGTGTTTTATCTGGAATATCCTTTGTTTGACATTTTAAATAATTTTCATTGATTATTAATTCTATAAAAGCAGAATCTAAACAATCAAGACCACACAAAAACCTTTGAATATCTATAATATTCAATTTATATGGCTGTTCTTGCTTTTCTGGTAGAATTCCTTTTATATAAAGAATAACTATGTTATCAGAAGATGAACTTATTGAATAAATTTGATCATCTTCTATTTTTACAGTACAACTATCACATAATCTTCCAATAGTCTTTAAAAATCTTTGAAGAAAAGACTTTTCAACAGTAATATTTATCATTTTTGATTTGATTTATTCATGTTTTGGAAAACTTTTCCAAACATTCCTGTTAATTTTGTTAAATTATTATTAATTTTTTCCAAATTTGTATTAATATTCTTAATATCAGACTCTAAACCATCATATGAGCTTATAGTATTTTGTGTTTGAGTTGGAAAATTATTCTGAATTTGATTATTCTGAACAGGTGGGATAGTGTGAATTTGATAATTTTGATGTGTCTGTTCTGTATTAGTTGGTATTGATTGATTTTGCTTTGCTCCTCTTACAAATTCATGTAAATTTATCCTATCAGCTGGAACATCTGGTCTAGATTCCATCATAGAATCTATGTTTCTCATTTTACTTTTAACCATACCGGCTAAAAGTGCTGCTTCCATTGCTTCTTCTTGATCAGATATCATTGTGTTTTCCTCCATATTCTATTTTTACAAATGTTTCGTATGTGTTTATGCTTTCCTTTTGAGAAAGCTCTACCAAATAATTCTTAATATGTTTTTCTTTAATGTGTTTTTGTAACTTTTCATCCATATTCTTTACTATTTCTTCTATAAAGAGTGCATTTTCATACATTAATTCTGTTTGGTATGCCTCATCTTGTAGATTTGTCATGTTAAATACAGGACTTGAACAAGAGTTATCCACTAAACTTATCAAATCCTCAATCCAAAATGCTTTTTTATTATTAATATTGTCAAATTCTAATTTAAAATAAGCATTTCCTCTCTGATTATGAGCACCGTAATCAGATATTTCCTTTGATGCTGGACAAAGAGATGAGTATGGCAGGTTTGTTTCTAGAAAATAGGTTTTTTGTTGTTCTGTTACACATAAAGTAACAGAAGAATTATATTTATATAAACACTTTTTTAACGAAACAGGTGTTTGTTTTGTACAAAAATATGAAAAATCTACCTTTAATTTTAAATTCTGCGACTCAAAATCATTAATAAAATTATTTTCTACATCATTAAACAACTCATCTATATTTAGAGATGTTCTTGCTAAGAAATAATCAGAGATCTTGTTCAAATTGGCACCATTTGTTTTATTATTAAGTGAAGATTCTATCCTTATATGACATGGAGATGTATATGATTCTCCAGATTTGTTTAAAATCTTTACGGGTATGAATAAGTCTCCACACCCAATAGAAACTGGATGTGGAGATTTACCTGATACGTTTTTGGAAACGTATAAAATATCACTTTCTTTCTTTCTTTCAGGCATGATATTAAAGATCTTTAAGAATTTCTTCAATTTTAGCATCTGCATCATCAAAGTTATCCAATTCTTCTTTAAGAACTTTCTGTTCTGCTACCTTTTTCTTTTCAAAGATACCAGCATTTGATTCGATTTCAACCATACTGTCATAATTTTCATCTTCATTAGTAGATAAAGGTTCTTGTGTGTCTTGTGAACCCTTTTCAAGACCTAAAAAATGAAAATCTAATAATTCTTTAATCTCTCCATATGTTTTATGGTTAAAAATCTTGTCCAAATCTTTAACTTGTGTGTAAATTTCATCAATATCATCAATTCCTTCAAGCTTTGAAGGGGACATAAATTTGGAACTAACATACGTTGGGTATCCTCCCTCATTTTGTTCAACTTTGATCTTGAAACTGCAACCGTTTTCGGACAGATCAAATACCTTTGCACCAAATTCATCAGATTCATCACCAGAAATCGCATCAGTAATGATTTTACTTAGTTGTTTTCCATATCTGAGGATTTTTACCTTTCCTTCGTTTTCTGGATTGGTTGGATCTTTCACAACATATACATTTGCGAGCCAAGACTCGTTTCTTTTGATTGGTCTTGTCTTATCAATCTCTGCCTCGTTCTTTGAGCGATAAATTCTGGAACGATATTCTTCAATAGGACATTTCTCGCCATATGTTGTGGGGCATAGGAAAGAAATCATATTATTTGAAACAATACTCTTCCACATATGGTGATAATAATGGAAAAATGTCCTATCTGGTGCTTCAACGTTTGGAAGAAGCCTAACAACATACGTTTTTCCTGTTTCCATTTTCATAAAGTCCTTGAAATTACTTTCAGTTGGAGCTTTTTTGTTGAGTGCATCCTTGATGGATTCGAATAGATTACTAGTGTATTTGTTCATAATTTTCAGACTGTGATATTAGTTTATTTTTTTTGTTATGTCAAATTCTTTTTGACAAAATCTTTTGTTTTATCAACCCAAAGTAATATTTTTGTCTTTGATTGACAATTATTAAATCTTATTTTGTAAGATTCTATGTTTTTTAATAGATTTGGAACCCAAATGTCTCTTTCATCTTCTTGAAGCATAAATAACTCTGATGAAATACCTAATGCTATTAAAGAATATATATTTATTTTACCTTCTTTATAGTGTTTAACCCATGTAGGCATACAAAGAGTTTTGTGTTTAATATATTTTTCTATATTAATTTTCTCTCGTAGGCAGAAAGAACCTAAAAATATAATACTGTTCTTTATTTCGTCTAATTGAGAATCAGGTGAAGAGTTCTCTTTGTGTTCTTTATACAGAGAAAAACATTTTATTGCTTTTCTTGATGTAAAAAATGAAAGAGGAGGATATTTTTCATTAGGGTATACAAAATAAAAAGATTCAAAGAAAAAATTTAAATTTATATGTTTAAATTTATTAAAAAAGTTCTCTAATTTATACAATTCAATTCTAGTAGATGAATTGGTATTATCAAAGTTTTTTCTTGGATTATATGGTTCACCATTCCTAGAAAATTTCAAATAACAATTGTATATTTGTTTTTGTTTTTCGGTTATGTCGGTCACTTGTTAAATTTTGAACGAAATATTTTTTTGTAAAACCCAGGTATATTGTCTATATATGTTTTAATAACATATTGTAGATTATATTCACCCAAAAGATCACAGTATAGTTTTTGGATTTCTTTATCTTCAATAATTAATTTAAGTAAATTTAAAAAATTTAATTTTTTATTCTGACAAATGCTTATATACGCTCCAAATTTAAGCGTTATTTCTTCAAATTCATTAACATCCAACGAATTTGATGGATTTATTAATTTTTCTATTTGTTGATACGATGTTATAATCATTCTGGTTTCAAGTTTTTCATCATTTCCATAAAAACAGGTGTCAATTTTCCTCCTGCGGAATTTGAATTACCACCACCTTCGCAAAATTTTTCTGCAAAATCACTAATATTAAAATCTTTGATACTTGGTTTTTTTCTCATGTTTACTTTTTCTGTTTTTATGTTTATAAAAAAGAACATATCTGGATCATACTTATTGATAAGGCAATCAATAGCAAGTAAATTATACTTTTCTCCAATAACAGCAATAGTATTATAACTTTGACCTTTTATCTTTAATTCACCAAAAAATTTTTGATAAGATTCAGCTAATTTACATCCCAAGTACTTTTCATTTTCAATTAATCTTCTTTGAGATTCTGTGAATGGTTTAAATCCTAATTTATAATCTTCTATAAATTTACAAAAATTACCTCTATATTCTGACCAAAATAAAACATTTAGATCATAAGAGTCTTTAAGTTTTAATTCATAACAATCAAAATCATTAGCCAATGCTATTAAGTATTTTTGATCTTTTGTTAAATTATTATTTTCCTTTAAGAATGTATTATACATCAATGCGGTATTTGATGTTGTTTCTTTAAAAACTACTTTTGAGTTTTTGAATTGTTTAACAAAAATTTCTGATCTTTTGTGGTGATCTATAAAAACAAATTCTGGAATATCGAAATTTAAAAAAGTTTCTCTTAAAGAAAAATCCATAACAAGAGTTGTTGGTTTGTTTATGGTTTTTTCTTTATACAAAACCAATCTATCCTCAATAGTATTATTAAATAATTCCTCATACTCTATTGTTGCATCTGGTCTTGTCCAGAGAAAACAAAGAAGACTTACTGCCCCATCGAGATCACCATGAGTGAAAACTTTATACAATTTATTTGACATTAATATACTTATATCCATATCAATCAATATCATCCCCCAATGATTCCAATAATCCTATTGTGTCAGAAACTTCACTTTTTTCATTTTTGTTTGTTTTTTTACTAGGAACAATAAATGAAGTAGAAACGTTATCTGGATCTTTTAATGTTAAAGTTGGATAATCTATCTCCAATACAGTATGACAATCTCTAGGTCCAAATCTGTTTTTTGTAATTCCTAGATGAATTATTCCTAATTCAACATCTTCTTCCTCTGTCCAGATAGAAAATTGGGCATCCGCTGTATGTGAAAGACCCATAGATTCACTTGTAGTTTCAAGACCTGGATTTTGTTGGTTATAACCAGATCTGTTGGTCTGCGTTGCTGTTACTACAGGACATTCGAATTGATAAGACATCGCTCTAACCATCTCTGTTATTTCCTTAACAGCCTCATAAGACGAGACACCTTTCTCGCTTGGAGCAATTAGGTTTAAGTAATCCAAAATAATAACATCTGGTTTAATTCCTGATGCAATTAATTTTTCTATATATGTTTTTATATGAAAACAAGAAACTGTTTTAGGTGGAAATTCTTTGATTATAAGTTTTGAATTTTTATGTTTTATTTTATAAGTGTTTAATTTGTCCTTTAACAGAGTAATCTGAGAAGAAAGATCATCCATACAAATTTGTGAAAGTTGTGAACTTATTCTTTTTGCATAAACTTGTTCAGACATCTCCATAGAAATCAAAACAACATTTTTATTTTGATTTAAAATATTCGTTGCAATGTTTCCTAAAAATATTGATTTTCCTACGTTTGTTACACCATAAAAGACATATAATGCTCTTCCAGTAGCAAGAAAACCTCCACCAATTCTTTCATCCAACCATTTCCAACCAGAAGGTATATATGTAAACGTTTTTTGAAGTTCTTCGCAATGTGTATCTATGTTTTCAAGATAATCAAATCCATTATCACTTACAAGAGATATAGAACATGCTTTTTCAAAAGACTTTAAAATTTCAGAAGTGTTTATGTTTCCACTTTGAATATTTAAGCTTGTTTTTAAAACAGTATTAAAAACAGCTTTTTCTTTTAAAAATTTTTCCGTGTTCTTTGTGAGAAGATCTTTGTTATATTTTTTATCAATATCTGAAAAACTTAAAAAAACTTCTTTTACAATTTTTCTTTTAGACTCATCTAGAACATTTAATTTTAATTCAGTAATGTTCGGTATCTTTTTGTGATTTCTATAAAAATCACATAGTATAGATATAAACGTTCTATTCTTTTCATCAGAAAAGAATGATGGATTTAAATGTTCATATATTGATTCAAAATAAGAACTATCAAAAAAACAGTTATATGCCACAACCTTTTCAAAAAGGTCATAGTCAAAGTCAATAGAATCTCCCATAATTATTCTTCAAGAAGAACTTTTTCTGATTTTTGTTTTAAAACAATATTTGCTTCATTTTTAAATTTAAGTTCATATTTTAATTTTTCCTCTAATTGTGGTAAAATTTTTGATTCCCAAATAGAATCATCATCCTTCCAGTCTTTATAAAAACCTAAAACTTCCTCACCAACTGCATATCTATGTCCTTGTTTATGGATAATTCCGTAACCTTCTGCCATCTCTAAGAGTCCAGAATACTTCGACAACCCTGTTCTAAAATTAAGATACATTTCACATTCTAAAAAGGGCGGAACAAATCTATTCTTGGTTGTTAATGCTCTCATGGTTAATCCGTTTACATCTTTTGACAGAGGAGTGACATCATCACTAGCATTTTTATTATCAGATTTTCCTACTCTTTCTTGTTTGGTAGCCATTTGAACTAGAACAGACGACATATAAAGAGGACCAGAACCACCGCTTTGGTTCTTTACTAGAGTTGGATACATGGCACCTGGATTGTCATAAATATGATTTGTAAAAACCACAGGACAGTTTGCTTTTGCTGATGCATGTGTAATTGCTCTCAACATAGATTTCAAAGCTACAGCCCTAGCACCCATATCAGCAGAATCCTTTCCATCCTCAATTACCTTTGCTTCTCTTGCTGAGATTAAATTACCCAAAGAATCAATTGCAAGAAGAACCTTTCCTTGTAGTCCCTTTTCAATAATTGTTTTTAAGAACTTAACGATTTGATTTCTGCAATCTTCTATAATTTCTGTTGGACAGTGTTTAATTTTCTTTGGATCGCAACCAAGACTTATTGCTGTTTCTGGATCAAGAGCATTTTCGGTATCAAAGTAAACAACATGCATACCCTTCTTCTGTGCATTAGCCATAATTTTATTAACCATCAATGTCTTTCCACATGCTTGAGGTCCAGCAAACCCTGTAATTCTTCCTACAGGAATTCCTCCATAAAGAGAACCAGAAATAATAGCATTAAGTGCCATGCAACCAGTATCAATCCATTCTTTAACTGTTGATAATGTATTTTCATTTAAAAATGCAGCATCTGGATTGAGATCATCCAAAACTTTGAATGCATCTTCAATGTATCCTGTGTGTTCATTTTCTTGATTTGTTTCTTTTTTTGTTTTTGCCATAGTTGTGTAACATTATAAAGTTTTTTTTAGTAAAAGCAAGAAACAAAAAACCCGACTTTTACATCGGGTTTTTTGTTACCTATTTTATCAACACTAAATTCTACTCATCGAACAACTTAATGACGTCGGGTCCTTTATTTTCAGGAGTTGAGATTCCTTGACCAGACGGAACATAAATATTATTCTTATTGAAAATTTGAGCATACTGAGCCTGTAATCTAAAATCTAATGCCTCAATATCTGTAGTTGTTATTGTATTCTTATTATAAGAAATAACAACATCAGCTTCTTTTTCTGCTAAGAATTCTCTAAAGAACAATGGAAACAATTGAATTGACATTCTATTATCTGGTGTTGGAACCGTGGATAATACCACAGGATTCTTAACATTTATTTTTATTTCATCCTCAGATGAAAGTTCTCCAAGAATTGTTCTTCCTACATAATCGAGAAAGACTGTTAGTTTTTTATTTGTATCACTCATATTAGACTTTATATCTTATATAAGTTTATAAAAAAATCAACAATTTTTTTTATAATTCATCAGAATCTTCTAAAAAAAGAGATGTTATATCTGTTTCATAATTACAAGTAAGAGAAGGGAAATTCCATCCTATACATGAATAAATTCTTTCTAATGGAGGAGATACAGTTTTTTTAAACATCTTTTCGTAATCAGGAACAATATCTTTTTTTATCTCTTCTGGAAATATTTCATTATAAGAAATAACATTTATGTTATATTTGTTTTTAGAAACATAAAAAATTTTAACCTTGTTTCCACTAGAAATTTTTTCATATAAATGTTCTATATTGTAATTTTTCAAAAGATTATTGAAAAATATTGATGCTTTTACATGATTAGGTGTTCCTTTTGGTGTTTTAAAACCAACTGTTCTAGATTCATACTTTGTAATATCTGTAATTTTTTTTCTTGTAGATATTAAATTAGTATCCATTTCTAAAAATTTTTTATATGAATCTATAAAAATGTTATCGGATTCTTTTTTATCTTCTGATAAAATAATAGACTCAACAACATTTCTGATCAAATCCTTAACTTCACCCGACATTGTTGATTTCGCTAATTCGACGCCTTTATAAACAAAAGGTTTTTTTGGTACTGTCCCCTCCTTGTCAATTACATGAAGAATGTACATTTTTTTCTCAAGAAATAATCCTTTATCACAAATTGTTTCTCTTTTAAACACAAACCTTGGATCTATTGAATTATGTTTCTGTTTTGACCAATCAATAATTTCTTTGTTTAAATTTTGATCTATTTCGTCTATTATTTTTTTTGCAATTGGTGTTACATTGTTTTTATTGTCCAGGAGTGATGCGTTTTGATTTTTTAACAGAGGATCTATTGTAAAAAAAATACTATCTGTATCAGAATAAAGATAGACACCGCTTTTTTCACCAGTAAATCCATTTTCTTTCATGTAATCATAAACAATATCAGATGCCTTTTTAATTACAGATTGACCAGTCATTGTTACACTGGCTGAATGATCTATATCATAAAGTGGTGAAAATTTTTGAGCAAAAGTTCCATAAATAGAGTTCAAAACAAGTTTGTAAACATTTTGTTGAGTATCCAAATCTTGGATTTTTTGTTTAATTTTTTGCTTTTCACCCTTTTCGGTTACATCAGAAAGTTTTTTCTGATATTTTTGCATTTCATTTTTGGCATCTACTCTTTGTTTATATAATTTATCAATATAAGAAGGCACTACTCCTTTTGTTTTTTGTGTATATAAAACATCATAATCTGAAATACAAATTTTTTCTTTATCAACTAGTTTTAAAAATTTTTCCTTTGATAAAGAAATTATTTTTCCATTTATTAAATATAATTTGTATTCATTTTCTGTCTTTTCTAAAATTTTTCCTATTTTAGTTTCGGGTGATATATTTAAAGTTATAATAGTGTTTGGATATAGACTATTAGCATCATAACTAACTAATGACTTTTGTAATCCTCTTTCTGGATCATGTACATAACCCCCCACATATTCTTGTTTTTCATGATCTGATTTAAATGTAGGAATCATTTTGCCTTGTAATAATGCTTCGTGCGCGATTGCTCCTGTAATCATCGAAACCTTTCCTGTTGCTTTCTCAAAAGGAATAAATCCTTTATATGACAAGTTTCTAACCAAGTCCAAGTATTTTAATGTTTCTTCGAGTTTTACAAGAAGTCTTACGTCTTGGATGTTGTATCTTACAAAGGTATCCCAATCAGAATTAGCTAATTCTGCTAAATTTCCTGTTCCAAAGTCAATTTTTCCTTCTTTTAATTCTTTTTCTGCAATAAAATTAAGACTATATGATTCAGAATCTCCTCTTGAGAATGCTTTATATATAATCATGTAGTCCAAATTTGAAACTCCTGATATATACCACTTGTCAAATGGCTTGTTATATTTGTTTATAACAACACCTTCTCTACAATACACATTCTGAATAGGAGAAAGTCTGGTATATTCATCTCCTTTAAATTGTTTTATTCTGTTTATTAGATAAGGAACATCGAAAGTTTCTGTATTCCATCCACACATTATATCTGGTGGATCTTTTTCCCAAAATTGAAGAAATTTTTCTAGTAATTCATATTCATTTTCACAAAAGTAATAAATTTCATTTGATTCTTTTGAAGAATATTTCTTTGTACCCCAACTATAATATTTTTTCTTTAATGAATCATAAATTGTTATTAAATTTATAGGGTCTTCTGCCTTAGAAGGTTCTGGAAATCCATTTGGGCTGTAAGTTTCAATGTCCCAAAAGTAGATTTTTAAAGGAAATCCTGATAAATCATTCTTTTTTTCATCCTCTCTGAATGTATTAATTAAAAAATCCTGTTCTACATTCAAATTTTGAAAAATTCTTTTTATAGGGGTTTCATTTACAAACTTATTCCTGTAATAATTGTTTTTAAATGTAAGTTTTTTTAACTGTGTGTTAAAAATAGAAAGTGCATCGTTTTTTTCATTACTTTCAATATATAAACTGGGTTCGTAACTTGTTTCATATTTTACTCTATTGCCGTCTTCATCCCAAGTCCATAAATGAATACAACCTTCTTGGTTATTATATGCTATATTTCGATAAGCCATGATTTGGCTTACATTATCTGATCTTTATTTAGTAAAATCAAGTTCGGATATTGTTCATTTCTTTCTTTTGAACCCCAACCAGTCAAGTAAAGACCTTCGTATAGATCCATATGGTCTTCTAACCACATTGTTTCTGCAAATTCTCTGGCTTTTTTGGATTCTTTCATATAAATGTTCACATCTGATGTCATATGCTCCAAAAGACCAATCAAATCTTTTCCTGACTTAAATTTATTCGGTGACAATTCATACGTACACATGTCTTGGTATGCACCAGGCATTCCAAGAGCACCCGATTCTATCATTTTAATATTACTCTTTGATTTGTTAAAGATGTTATCAATCAATGGTGCAAATGTAACATTGCAATTAGCATCAACCAACCCCTGTGGGTATTCTGGTAACACAGACCAGTCCAAATATTCCATTTCTCCGTTATCTATGAACGGTTTTACTGCTAATGGGTAACAACCCTTCCATACAAACTTAAATTTTTTCCTTGCTTTGATGATTTCGTCCACTACATGATTAAAATCATCTTTCATTCCTGTTCTATTCAATACATCTATATGTGTACCTGATCCAGAATAAAGAACTCTTGGTCTTTTTTTATTTTTCTCAAAGTTTTTAAGAAGTTTTTCTGCATTATATAGCTTATCAAGCCAAAATTTTGGTGCATAATTAGGAATAACTGTTATATTTTTGTTTCCTGTTTTTTCTATATAATAATCTTTCATGAACTGACACGTAACGGTCATTTCATCCATCATTCCTATGATTTCTAGAATATTTTTTACAATCTTATCATCATTAAACGCATCTTTACATCTGTTGTAATCAGGAATGTCTTCTCTGAAGACAATATCATCAACTTCATATAACAATCTAAGACCAAAATCTTTTTTAATCTTATTAAGTTCTTTAATAAAGGCCAATTGATGTTCTGTTGCCTGTCTTTGAAATCTAACAGCCTTTAAAGATTGATAAAACCTAACATCAAGGATCATTTGTGTCATACCAGAGCAAACAGCCTTTTGATAAAAATTTAAAAGATACTCAGGCCATATCATTCTCCAATATCCACAACCACCATAGTCGGCATAATAATTTAAGACTCTAGGAAGATTTGCTTCTGGCATTTCGATAGGTGCTGGTGCTGGAATGTTTACCGGAAAAAGATGGATATAAAAATAATTTAATAAATTATGATTTGTTCCTACAGGCGGGAGTGGAATTTCTTTTCTAACAACAGAAAACCCGTATGTAACTCTTTTATTTAAGTTTTCTTCTTTTTTTATTTTCAATGCCATATTTATATATTATATCAAATATTTTATAAAAATCAAATTACTATTGTTGTTTTACCTTGATTTTTTTGTAGCTGAATTGTGTTATCTATGTTATTCTTAGATACAGCAGAATTATGTGATATAATATACACGGATTCATTGTATTTTTCTGTTTTTTCTCTCAATATTTCTAAAACTTTATTTGCTCCTGCTTCATCCAGAGCAGAATCAAACAATTCATCATACATATTAAGTGAATAATATATACCGGACTGTGATTTTAGTATGTCTTGAAATGTAAAAAGAATAGCTAGGTCTATTCTTTTCCGTTCTCCTCCACTAAAATTAAAATAAGAACATTCTTTTTTGTTCTCATTTGTAATTGTTTCGTCAAAATATTCATCAAAGGTACATGTACAAGGTGCTTCTAATTTTTTAAGATAAAAATTCAATTTATTATTGAAGAAAACAAGAAGTTTTTTAATAATATGTGTCTTAACACCCTCTTCTGAAACAATTAATTTGGAATTTTCTAAAATATTGAGTTGTTTTTGCTGATTTGTTAACTTTTCTTCGAGAGTTTTGATTTCTTTTTCAAATTCTTCTATTTTTTCGATATAGGAAGACTTTTCATTTTGGATTTCGGTTATTGAAATGTTTAGTTCTTCTATTTTTTGACTTAAATTGTTGTTTTCTTGTATAGAAATTTGTAATTTATTAATTTTTGTCTTCAAATCATTGCAAAGAAGTGTTAATTCTGTTTTTTTCTTTGAAGTATTTGTTCTTTCTGTAACTATTTTGTTTTTTTCAGAAATTGCATTGTTAAATTCTTCTTCTTTTTGTTTTATTTGGATTTGTAATTCTTCTATGTGAGTTTTGATTGATTCATCATTCTCATCAGACAATTTCCTTTTACATGTTGGACAATTACCTGTTTTATTTTTAAAAGATTTGATATTTTTTTCAAATGTTTCAATTTCATTTTGGATTCTTGTTTCTACCTTCGTTTTTTCCAATAAAGAATCAGATATTTCTGTTATTTTTTTCTCGATCTTTTGAATTGCTTCATCTGTTTTAGTCAAAGAACTCTCTAATTTTGTTTTTTGGTTTAATAATTCAGTACTTTTGTTTTCTTTGAGTTTATTTTCTGTTTCTTTTATCTTTTCTTGAATTAAATTTATCTTGTTTTGTTTGTTTTCTATTTCTTTTTGCTGTTGTTCTTTTAAAAAAGAAATAGTTCTTTGCTTGTCTGTAAATTGGTTTGTAAAAATATCATATTCTTTCTTAGAATCATTGTAATCTTGTCTAACTTTTGAAAGCATTTCACTAAAAACATTTATTTGAAGAATACTTTCAATAAATTTTCTTTTTTCTACTTTCTTTTGAGCCATAAAAGGAAGAGTGTTGTCCAATGACATTACGATAGAGTTTCTAAACAACTCTTCGTTTGCTCCTATAAGCTCTCTAATAGCTTCGTCTGTTTTTTGAATAGTAGAATATGTTGTGTCTTCTTCTTTCTTGAATAAAGACACCTTGCTTGGATTTAAAGACCTTTCAATCTTATATTCAATTTCATTTTTATCATTATCCGATATAGAAAAAAACAAATCAACTTTACATTTTGAATCGGAATGATTATGTACTATTTTATCTTTTTTAATATCTCTAATAGTATTTCCAAAGATAGACCAATATAAAGCATCTAGAATTGTCGTTTTACCACATCCATTTTTACTGTCTTTGTCATTATTGATACCTGTAATTAAATTAATTCCTTGTTGAAAATTTAAATTTAATTTTTCTTCACCAACTGACAAAAAATTTTGAATCGAAAGATTTTTAAATTTAATTTTTTTCACTAAAAATTATTTTTTTAGAATACCCCAACAAAGTTCCTGTTGTATATACAAACTATAATTCTTTTCTTTCAAAAAAGTATTAACCGCATGTACAACTTCGTGCCAAGCACTACTATAATCATGTCCAGCCAATACACCACCGGATTTTACTTTTGGATACCATGCATCTATATCGTTTTTTACATTTTCATAATCATGTGCTGCGTCTAAAAAAACAAAATCTAAACTATTATCTTCATATAATTTAGAAGCCTCGATAGAGGTATTTCTTATAGGATTTACTACACTTTTTACAGGTTCTATATTTGATAGAAAATTTTCATATAAAGTGTCTTGTAAAATAACTTTTTCGTTTATATGTTCTTCGCTACCTTTCCAAGTATCTACACAGTCAAATTTTATATTCTTATTAGAATTAATAATCTCTACTGCCATATATGCAGCACTTTGACCAAGCCAAGTTCCAACTTCTACGAAATGTGAATTATTAGGATAAAGTAAAACTATATTTCGATATAGTTCTGGAAAAGTAAACCAACCGCTTATATTTTCATATATATGTTTCATAAATTATTTTTTCTTAAAAACTGAAGTGACTGATGTTTTATCATTGGTATAATATATTTTTACATCTAAAATATTTTCTTGAATTGTATGTAAATCTTTTATAAAAAAACTATGATTATTTGAATCATGGATGTTTAATTTTTCCAACAAACACAATGTTGTAGAATCATTCTCTGAACCGTAACCATATGAATAACTAGTATGTAAATCTTCGAGAATGTATATTCCATCTGACTTAAGTCTTGGTAATAAAGTTTCAAGTGATATTTGCTGTTGAGGCATAGTGTGACCTCCATCATCTATAATAATATCAAAGTTTACATTTGAGAATACATTATTAAGAAAATTAATATCTGTTTGATCTCCACATTCTGATAATATTCTATCTTCTGAAAAGCATTTAGATCTATCAAAGTCTATTCCATATATATTGGAATTATAAAAATAATCTTTTAAAGTTCTCAAGGAACCTCCATTAAAAATTCCAATCTCTAAAATATTTAATTTTTTTTCTTTTAATGTAGAAAAATATGTTTCATAAATTTCTGTAAAATGGTGGTATGTTGCTTTATCTGTATTGTAATATAAACCTAGTTCTGTTAATGTTTTCATTTTTTATTTATTTTCTAAGATATTTATGCATTTTTTTATAAAATTATGTGTATTTAATCGTATTTCAAATTGATGATATAATACATCTTGATTTTTGTAAGAGTATGTAGAACCTATTCCAAATTCTCTATCATACCCCAATCTCCACTTTGGACTTTCCACATGTGAAATTTTTAAAAATTTTACTGGTATAGCTCTCTCCTCACAACACCAAGTAATTTCTTCCCCAATATCACTTCTAAATGTTTGATTCAAACAAGGATAATTAATCTCTGAGTATAAAGACACGGGCATGGCTAAACATGCTGGACCAGCATAAATATGATATCGAGGCATACCTGTTTGTTCCATTCCAATTATACACTTTTCTTTTTCTAACTCTTCTAATACTATATTGTAAAAATTTTTAGTTAAGGGGATAGCATCAGCATCAAAAAACATAACATATTTTGACTTGGATGTGTTGAGAATATGTGTTAAAAATTGCCCATGGTTTAAATTATCTTGAATCTGTATTATGGGTAAATCAAATTTATCAAAAATTTGTTTTTGATAAATTAAAACATCTTTTGATAAAGAATTATAAGCGTAAGAATAAGCTTCTATCATATTTTTTTATTTAATATAAAATACAATAATAAAAAGAAAAAGTCAAATTTATTATTATCTAATAGAAGAGTTCCAAATCCCGTCTACGGTTTTTTGTGAAAGAAATGGAGAAGTCCATCCTGATATTAAATTAGTTTTTTTTATTATTTCGTTGTATAAATGGTCTACTGGTAAATTATAATGATAATTTTTTAAAACAATATTAGCAGCTTTTAAAGATATCATATAAGCATGTGTACATCTACTAGTAAATTTGGAGGAAAAATAACAATATTTTCCATTTTCAATCATGCTACTGGGAACATCAAGTAATTTTGTTCCTCCCAACCATAATATATCTGCTTTATTTTCTTTAAACTCTGAAAAACATTTATTAAGATATTCTTGCAAATTATCTATGCTGTTTACATCTATATCATCTTCAAAAATAATAATAGTTTCTATATTCTGTTCAAGCTGATTAATCAATGTATTTTCATGTTTTAATGATAAAGACATTTCTTTTAAAGAAATATTAAAATTTTTGGATGTGTTTAAAATTTCTTCGGGCAAAAATCTTTCTTCCCAGTGTATAGGAAATGTTAATTTATTTTTATCAAAAAAATCTAAAAGAAAAGTTTTTCTGTATTTTAACAAGTTATGATGCAATATATATATTGGTAATTTCATTGATTATAATTAAGTTTTTTTATTATAAAATATATGTCATGCTGTATTCAAAAGTTCCGTTTTTATGGTTTAGGTATTTTATATTTATTTTTTTTTATTAGTTAATAAAATTTTTTCAATATTATATTTTTTTTCTATTGGGTTTTTTGTAAAAAGGTAATGCCATGTATATTCAAATATTCTACTAGTTATATAATTGGATAAATCCGTTTGTTTTATCCAATTATATAAGTATTTATAATAAGACTTATCATATTGCAAAATCAATTCTTTGTTTATTACAAATTGCGCTCCACTATAAAAACCAAATTCATTCTGTTTTGGTAAGTGGTTTTCAAAAAGATACCAATTTTCGTTTATCCAATTTATTCCGTTTGGTTCTATTTTAGAAAATTTATTCATGGTCTGATACCAATCTCTTTTATTAACCGAGAAATAATCATCTAAATCCCAATTAACATTATTTATAATAAAGACGGAATCGAAATCTTGATGAGGCGAATTTAAATGATCATGATAAAATAAAATTTTATCTGGTAATTTATCATACCAATCTATAATAAATTTTAAATACATTGGAATTTCTTGTCCTTTATTAAAATCTATAAAATTTTCATTTTTTATAGATTTAGAATAAACAACAAACGGTACATTTATTTGATTTAACCAATTAATATTTGAATCAAAATGAGATATTAAAACTATTTTTTCCATTGTTTTTTTTAACTATAACAGAATCATCTACCCAAGGCAAATATTTATTTAGTTTACATGGTAAATCTGTTTCATTTTGTAATTTTTTCCAACAT